GATCCAGACCGTGATGCTCGTGACCGTCACGGACGCATCGTCCTCGGGCTACCAGCAGGGCAGGACCGTCACCGCGACCAACGGGACCGACACGCAGACGGGGACCACCGATGCCAGCGGGAGCGTCAGACTGCTGTTGAAGGGGGTTGGCGACTACACCGTGACCGCCGACGTGCCCAGCGGCAGCGGCGGGACAATCGCGGCGCAGACCGTGTCCGTCGAGCTTGGCGGCGTCTATTCCGTCGCGCTGGTCCTGTCCTTCGGATGGGGCAAGCTCGGCATGTCGTTCAACGCAACGACGTTCAAGACCGACCCCACGGGATGCCTCGCTTATACCGATGACTGCGCGGGCTACACCCCCGTCAGCGGCCCCGGATCATCCCTGGCCAAATGCTCGACAATCGGAGATTGGGAGATGAAATCCGACGGGACCAGCGACAACCCCCTGCTGGCCGAGTGCTTCTACGCCACGTTCACATCCGGCGGGGTCCTCCACGAGAAACTGAACCCGCAGAACCTAACCCAGAAGATAGCAACGTGGAACAATACCAGCAAGCAGTGGGAATCGGCATCCGGATCGTCCAGCATCACGTCGGAGAACACGATGTTCTGCATCCCCAAGTGCTACGTCGGCTCCACGGCATCCAAGATCGTCCTGTCTGGGAGCGAATCGGACGGAACCGCCTTCGCGCACACCATCGGCGGCCACACCTACGACTATCTGGCCATCGGCGTGTACGAGGGCTACGATGACGGGACCAAGCTATGGTCCAAGTCCGGGGTCGCATCCAGCGCGAGCATCACCAGACCCACCTTCCGCAGCCACGCCCAGGCGCAGACCGTCCAGGACGGCCACGCGATGGTATGGAACTTCTTCCAGTGGAACCTGTGGAGGATAATGACCATCTTCGCCATGAAGTCGTTCAATGGCCAGTCGCAGATCGGCCAGGGCGGGTTCACCTACAACGGCGGCGGGAGCCAGGGCCTGTGCAACTCCATGGGACCCTTCGCGGGCGACACGTCCACGTCGCCCAGCACGTCCAAGTCAGTCAAGGCATTCGTCGAGAATCCCTGGGGCTACAAGTACGAGTTCATCGACGATGTTGTAATTGACCATACAGGTTCAACATCCCACAAGGTATGGGCAGGGCAGAATGTATCGCCTACGGACACCCCAGCCACATCTGGCAGTACACCTTCGGATAAAATCCTGATCGCAACACTGACATGCCCTGCTGATTCCTGGGTTTATGGTGGGACGATAGCGACCGACGCGGTCGCTTGGGGGCTGGCCACGGACAATTCTGGAAGTACGACCACGGGCTTATGCGACGGCCAGTACCATTCCAGTTCAGGGGTTACTCTCGGGAGCGTCGGGGGCGACTCGGGCAGTGTGTCGGGTGGCCGCGCGGGTCCTTCGTGCTTGAGCGCGCGCAATGTCCTGGATTACTCGTACGCGGCCTACGGGGCGCGCCTGGCCTTTGTGTTTGATATGTGAGCGCGTCCTCGCGCGACCCGAACCACGGAGGTAAGAGCCAAGAACCGAAAACGGCGGGGCGGTGCGGATGCACCGGCCCCTAAACCCTTTAACTCACGGTCCACCCGCCTGAAACGGCGGTCATGGATAGGCCTCGTCGGAAGTGACGCGCCTATGTCCCGATCGGGAACGTCGGGGGCAACTCGAACAATGTGTCGGATGGCAACGCAGGTCCTTCGTACTTGAACGCGAACAATGCCCTGGATAACTCGAACACGAACAACGGGGCGCGCCTGGCCTTATCGACCCTGGGATGCCCACCATGGGGGTCCCTAAACAGATAACCGATCCTTCGATGGCCTCGCCCCTCGGCGAAACAGTACAACTCGGAGCGCGGTTTAGTACCTGATCGAAAGGGAAAGAACGCCAGCGGGTAATAAAGGCGAATAAAATGACGAAAAGAATCGGGAATCTGTGGGACACCCTCGTGTCCGACGAGAACCTATGGGAGGCGTACAGGAACGCCCGCAAGGGGAAGGCGCACCGTCCAGACGTCCAGATGGTCGATGCCGACCCCGCGCGCTATATCAAAGAGGTCCAGCGGCAGCTGGTGACCAAGACATACCACACCAGCGAGTACCGCATGTTCGAAATCCACGAGAAGGGCAAGACGCGCCAGGTCGCCGACCTGCCGTTCTTCCCCGACAGGATAGTCCATTGGGCGTTGATCCTGGTGCTGCACAAGATGCTGATGTCCAACCTCATCCCGCAGACATACGCCGCGCTCCCCGGCAGAGGGGCACATCAGGCGGTCACCAAGCTGAAAAGATACCTGCGGAATCCCGATGCAAAATATTACCTGAAACTGGACGTAAAGAAATACTTCCCCAGCATCGACAAGGATGTCCTGATGCGCAAGCTGTCCGACCGCATCAAGGACCCCGACGTCATCCAGCTGTGCGAGGTGGTTGTCTATGAGTACCCGCTGACGGGCCTGCCCATCGGCAATTACACGTCGCAGTATTTCGCCAACTTCTACCTGTCCGAGCTGGACCACTACATGAAGGAACGTTATCATGCCCGGTATTACCTGCGCTATATGGACGACATCGTTATCCTGGGGTGGTCCAAACCGTGGCTGCATCGCGCGCTGAAAAGGATCGGCGAGATAATCGGCCCCTGGGGATTGCAGATTAAGCGGAACTGGTGCATCCGCCCGACCTGGACGGGCATCGACTTCGTCGGCTACGTCACCCATCCGGATTACTGTCTGCTGCGCAAGCGCACCAAGATTCGCATGATAAGGGCGTGCAAGCGCATATCGGCCAGGCTCAACGCTGGCCTGGACATGGATGACCACGATAAGGGCGTCATCGCATCATACATCGGATGCCTGGCCTGGTGCGACGGCCACTATCTGGGCATGAAAACCGTTTACCCACTGAAATCGAGATTGGAGGCATAAAGAATGGACATCGTAGAAACGACAAGCGCGACGCCGCAGCCGCCCAAGGTGGTCGGCCCGACCGTCACGCTGCTGAACACCAACGAGCGCGTGACCAACCAGATGAACGAGGACGAAACGGTCACGACCGTCTATCAGTACACGCAGTACAGGTTCGAGAAGGGCGAGTACGAGCTGGCCCAGGTCGGCATCCTGCCCGATGGGGCGCATTGGGATGACGTGCTGCGCAGCATCGAGCGCGGCGCGCTGTACGACGAGGCCGACAAGTACATCAGCAAATACACCACCGACGTCCCCGACGCGGATGCCCGCCAGGCGTGGGTGGACTACAAGCACGCCGTCAGGCAGACGCAGACCGCCCAGGGCTACCCTGCGGTGGTGATCTACCCGCCGAGGCCAGGGAGCGAGCGATGACCCTGCCCGAACTCACGTTCTGCGCCTGGGACGGCGACGCCGACGAGCGTTTCACGTTCCGCGACATGAACCGCATCACCTACAACGCCAACATGGTCGCAAGGGAGGCGGGCGTGACGCAGGTGGAGTTCGTCGTGGCCGACCGCAGCCAGCAGTTCAGGCTGGACGAGGCCCAGGCCCTGGATGACCTGATCCAGGCCATCGCCTTCCACCTGGGCGTGGTCATCGCCGCAGCGCGCACATGGACCGCCGGCAGCGGGCTGTCATACGCCGACTTCGAGCGCATCGAGGCCAGCCTTTACGCCTGCTACCAGGCCCTGGGCGGCATCGGCGACCGCATCCCCGCCGGCAGGTACAAGGTCATCGTGTCGGCGTCCCTGTTCCCCGATTCCTGGGCGGGATCGCCGCCGCACATCGACCTGGACGTGCCGATGGCCCACGACGATGCGGAGCTGTTCGCCTTCGTGCCGCACACGGCCACGCTGGCCCAGCGCATCGAGGAGATGGAGGCCAGGATGACCGTCGCAGTCGCGGGTTCGAGGGTCATGCGCATCACTGCAACGGGCACGCTGCCCAAAAACCTCATTCCGATCAGGATAGCCCTGGGAGGCTTACCGATGATAGAGAACAAGACGTTATCAACAGCCTGGTCAGGGAACGGACCCTGGACCCAGGACATCACCCTGACCGAGGCCCCCGACAACGCGGTGGTCGGAATGGCCGAGGGCATGACATCCGAGCAGACGGCCGCATACGCAGCTGCGGGCATCCATGTGTCCGCGATAAGCGGGACCACCGTTACCATCCGTGCGGCATTCGAGAAACCGACAATCGCCATCCCCGTTGGGGTGCTGTATTCGACCGCGAGCGTGGCCCGATGTGCGCCAAGGCCGTTTCCGGATTCATCGCCAGCGGGTCCAACTACAACGTACCCATCGGCTACACGCTGCTGATCCTGCAACTGACAACATGGGACCGCCAGAACCTAACCGCCACCTTCAACATATCCGCCACTGGCTACTCCGAAACCGTCCAGGCGGACGCATCCGGGCGCGCGACCAAGCTGGTGCCGTCCGGCGCGACCTACACCGTCAGCCTGACCCACGGCGGCAGCTACCTGAACGACGGGGACCAGACCGTCGTGGCCAACAGCGAGGAGATCGCCTGGGTGGACTTCGACTTGATGGAACCCGCCATCGCCGTGTACAGCAACCTGGCGGCATCCGTCTGGACCAGCGACGCCACCTATCAGGAGTTCCCGTACCGCTGCGCGCTGGCCATCAACGGCGTTTCGGCGACCGATACGGCCTGGGTCACATTCCAGGCCGCGCAGGCCACCAGCGGCGACTATGCGCCCGTCTGCGACACCTACGACGGCGGCGTGTACGTCTATTCCAAGATCAGCGACAGCATCACCATCGCCAACGTCAGCGTGTTCCATACAGCCCGATAAACGGGCCTGGAACCGCATTTAAACCCCTTATCCCACCATCCCTTATCAACGCGCCAGATGGTAATACAACCACCCCCAAATGGGGAGGAGTTGATTATTTGAACGCCAAACTGTTCGCTGTCCTCGCAGTGGTCATCGTCGGAATGGCGGGCATTGTCGGAGCCGCAGGTGCTGCGGATGCCGACGATCCTGCACCCGTCA